CTCCTGATGAATACAGTGAGCAGGACTACCTAGATGTACATGACACTTACTTCCAAAGACTCTGGGGCAATCATGAGAACTGTGTTCATGAAGAGGGCTTTGAAGAAGCATATACGGAGAAGTATAAGAAATGATAGCTCAACTCATAGGAAGTATCACTGGTCTAGCCACCAGTATCATAGACGGTAAGACCCAGATCAAACTTACTGAAGCTGAGATTAAGAAGAAGCAGCTTACAGGTGAGATTGACTGGGATATTGAGGCTATGAAAGGTACTCAGAACTCTTGGAAAGATGAGTGGATTACCTTATTGTTTTCTATCCCACTAATCCTAGCTTTTTGTGGGGATTGGGGTAATGAGATAGTAGCAAGAGGTTTTGCCTCCCTTGAAGTAATGCCTCAGTGGTATCAAATTGCTCTTGGTGGAATTGTATCAGCTAGTATTGGTATGAGGTCAGTGAGTAAGTTCTTTGGGAAGAAATAATGTAATACCTATCTCTCAACTATCTGAGTTGGATAAGCAGTTTATTACATTAGAAAAACAACAAGAGTTAATACGAGAGCAAGCAAAGCTCATAGCGGAGAGAAGTAATGGGTGAATATAAAACTTTAGATAAAAAGAAAGACGGCTTAAGAATACTTAAGCTTTTAGAATATGAATCCACAAAAGACGGTCAAATAGATTTAATGAAATCAAAATTAGAAGCAAAGTATGGCAAAAAACAAATGCAAGACTTTTATAAGTCTTTACCTAAAGCAGCCACGCCTCTAGAAGAAGAACCAAACTTCTACTTTGTACCTTCTATACAAGGTATGCGTAAAGCAGGTGATAAACCTGTAAGGTATCAGTGGATATTAAATGAACCTACTCAAGGCAATAACAAAGGTGGCCTAGCCAAGAAAACAAAAGGTTTTAAACACGGTGGTCTAGCAGGTACAGGTCACAATGACATGCGTAAAGGCGGATTATTCAGATGAGTTTTCAACTATCCAATCGTAGTAAAGGTAGACTAGAGGGAGTGAACCCCCAGCTAGTACAAGTAGTGAATGAAGCTATTAAACGCACTAAAGTAGACTTTGGTGTTACCTGTGGTATGCGTACTGTAGAAGAACAAGAGAAGCTTGTAGCTAGTGGTGCTAGTCAGACCATGAAGAGTAAACACTTAGAGGGACGTGCAGTAGACCTAGTGGCCTACATTGGTCCTAATATCACATGGTCGTTGAATAAGTATGATGAGCTGGCTGATGCTATGGCTGAAGCTGCACGTAAGAAAGGTATAGCTATTAAGTGGGGAGCTGCATGGAGTGTAGGTGATATCTCTAAGTACTCAGGCTCAATGGAAGACGCAATGAATGAGTATGTGGATCTTCGTCGTTCCCAAGGTCGTAGACCGTTCATTGATGCACCACACTTTGAAATGATGTAATGTACACTTTTATTCTTCTCGTCTATCTTGGTATAGATAGGAAGCTTATAGAAGAAACAATGGTATTCAACACAATAGAACACTGCAACTACTATGCGAAAGAAATAATAAAAAGATTTAGCACGCATGGTATAGCACCAGAAGATCGTGCAGTTGCTTATTGTGTACCAAAGAGATTTGGCGTTGAAGAATAATATACTATAAGTTGGGGGTGAAGCTAGGCGCCGGTGTTTCCCCCATTATTAACAAGGAAATAATATGGCTATCCCTGAACGAGTCAAGACTAAGATGAAGGAGGAAGGACTGACTAAAGTCAATGTTCCTAAAAGAACTCCTAATCATAAAACTAAGTCTCATTGCGTTATGGCTAAGGAAGGGGATACCTATAAATTTATCAGATTTGGGCAGCAGGGCGTTAAAGGTGCGGGTAAAGCCCCCAAGACTGCGAAGGATAAAGCCCGTAAAAAAAGCTATTATGCAAGACACAATGCACAAGGGAAACCAACGAGCAAACTGTCAGCAAAATACTGGTCCCACAAAGTCAAGTGGTAGAATAGATATAAAGGTTTAAGAGGATGGCTAAGAAACTAAAAGACTTAGGTGGAAAGAAGTGGGAAAAGTATTCCTCTATCAAATCTGCACAGGAAGCAGGATCAATTTATTATAGTAAAGGCGGCAAGAAAATGGCTGCTGTTTTAAAAGGGGATTTAGGTAAAGGTCAAAGTCTTCGTTCCTTTATGAATGAAAAACTTAAAGGTGGTGCAAACTATAAAGTAAAAGGTATAGCTAAAGTTCGCCCTAAACTACGCCGTGGAGTTATTGACCCTAAAGGTCAAAATGTAGGTAAAGATTACGAGACTTATCCAGAAAAAATTGCAGGTATTTCAAGAAGTGATATGCTTAAAATTATTGACTCAAGTAAAAACCCAGTTAAATCTAAGACTATTTCAGCTTCAAATAGGAGAGAAGAAGCACCAACAGTTAAACTTCAAAGACGTATTGAAGGTGCAAGAAGTGCAGCGGAAGTTAGAGAAATTGTTAATAATAGTGGTATAAAAATACCAGCAGCTAAGATGACAGCTTTGTTAGGTAAATTAGAAAAAGCAGGACTTTTTAATTTTAAACCTACAAAACCTAAACCTTCTTCTAAAGTAGAAAAACCTAAGCCAAAGAATGTTCAACCTGAGTCATTTGTTTCTAAAAAACCTAATAGAACTATAACTAAAAGCAGAAAAATGTCTAATGCTGCTGTAGTAAAGTTATTTAAAGAAATGTATCCGTCAAGATTAGCTAATATTAAAATAGGAGACACTGTGTATTTTGACCCTAATAGGACTAATAAACAGGATAATCCAGCAATAGTGATGATTAAATCAAAAGGAAAATAAAATGTACGGGACAAAAAAGAAAACTTCAGCTTATGCTAAGGGTGGTATGCAATCTAATCCCGGTTCAGTCAACACTTCTGTAACTGCAAGTTATCCAGCTAAAGATTCTATTATTAATAGAGAACCTATGAAGAAAAAGAATGTCATGACTTACAACATGGGTGGCATGGTCAAATCTCAAGTGGATAACCTTAAGAAGAAAAATGCATAACGGGTTTGCAATCTTGTATGTAGTATGATACACTAACTTGTGGTATAACTGTCTCTGGTCAAAAGGAGATATACCATGTTTAAACAATTCATTAAAGCACTACAAGATCACCAAATGCGTAGAGTACAATACTGGCAGTTAGTTAATATGTCAGACTCTGCTCTTAAAGACATAGGAGTAACACGTGGCGAAATTAAAGAAAAGTTCTACGGTAAAGACTACACCTAAAGCAAAGCCAAGAGGGTATGCTAAAGGTGGTTCAACTGTAAATGCGGCGGGTAATTATACTAAGCCTAGTATGCGTAAGTCTCTTGTCGCATCCGTTAAGGCTGGCGGCAAAGGAGGAAGCCCCGGCCAGTGGTCGGCTCGTAAAGCTCAAATGGTTGCCAAACAATACAAAGCAAAAGGTGGAGGATACACGTAATGAAAGTAGAAGCACCTAAAGGCTACCATTGGATGAAACAAAAAGATGGTAGTTTAAAACTAATGAAACATGACGGTAAGTTTGTCCCTCACAAGGGGGCAAGCCTTACTGCTAATTTTGCTATACAGAAAAAACATGACAAAAAGTAAACCTAAAAAGATGAATACAGGTGGACTAGCAAAAAGCCAAAAAAGTCTTAAGTCTTGGACTAAGCAAGATTGGAGAACTAAGAGTGGTAAACCCTCAACACAAGGGTCTAAAGCCACCGGCGAAAGATACCTTCCTGCTAAAGCTATTAAGTCTCTTAGTGATTCTGAGTATGCTGCTACAACCCGTGCCAAACGAAGAGGCAAGGCTCAGGGCAAGCAGTTTGTGGCTCAACCTAAGAAAGTTGCGAAGAAGGTAAAACCCCACAGGAAAGTAACATGAGAAAACTTACAGAAAAACAACAGCTATTTCTTGATGTGTTGTTTGAAGAGGCACAAGGTGATCCTGTGCAAGCTAAACGTCTTGCAGGGTATGCTAATACTATGTCCTCTACAACTATCACTGCTGCATTACAGGACGAAATTGCTGAACTTACTAAGAAGTTTATTGCCACTGCTGGTAGTAAAGCTGCATACTCTATGATGCAGGTTATGACTAACCCTACAGACCTTGGCAATAAAGAGAAGATGGCAGCAGCTAAAGATTTCCTTGACAGAGCTGGCTTTGTAAAGACGGATAAAGTAGAAATCAAAGCTGAAAACCCTGTATTTATATTACCGCCTAAAAATGAAAGTTAATAAAACTTGGAAGCTCCCTGAGCCAGAGCTAGTTGATGGTGAGTATGAATGGTTGTCTGTCGTCAGAGTAGGCAGAGTTGTGCCATTTGGCTATAGACAAGACCCTGAAGATGATGATATACTACTACCAATCCCAGTAGAGCTAGAAGCTTTAGAAGAAGCTAAGAAGTATCTAAAGCAATACAGCTACAGAGATGTAGCCAACTGGTTGAGTGAGAAGTCAGGTAGATACATTTCTCACGTGGGTCTAATGAAGAGAGTTAAACTTGAACGAAAACGTAAAGCAGAAGCTTCAACGCAACGCTATTACGCTGAACGCTACAAAGAAGCGGCGGCAAAAGCGGAAACCCTCGAAAGAAATCGTATCGGAGCCAGAGCTTCAACCAGTTCCAGCGAGAGTGAAGCCAGAGCCGATTGATGTAGAAAAAGCTCAAGAGATAATCTTTGAGCCTAATCCCGGCCCTCAGACAGACTTTCTTTCAGCATCAGAACAAGAGGTACTATATGGTGGGGCGGCTGGTGGTGGTAAGTCTTTTGCTATGCTGGCCGATCCTGTTAGGTATTTTAATAATCCACTATCTTCTATGCTGTTGGTACGGAGAAGCACAGAAGAACTCAGAGAACTTATCTCAGTCTCCAAACAGCTCTACCCAAGAGCAATCCCCGGGATTAAGTTTATGGAACGTGATAAGACGTGGGTAGCTCCAAGCGGTGCTACTCTTTGGCTTTCATATCTAGATAGGGATGATGATGTACAAAGATACCAAGGACAAGCTTTTAACTGGATTGGTTTTGATGAACTTACACAATGGCCTAGCCCTTATCCTTGGAACTATATGAGGTCACGCCTACGTACTACTAAGAATAGTGGTTTAGGTTTATATCAAAGGGGTACTACTAACCCCGGCGGAAGTGGGCATCAATGGGTTAAGAAAACTTTTGTAGACCCAGCCCCACATAATACTAGCTTTGATGCTACTGATATGGAAACAGGAGAGGTTATTGCTTGGCCTAAAGGTCACTCAAAAGAGGGTCAACCACTGTTTAAGCGCAGGTTTATTCCTGCTACTTTATTTGATAACCCGTACTTAGCTGATGATGGTTTATACGAAGCTAACCTACTGTCACTACCAGAGCATCAGCGTAAGCAACTGCTTGAAGGTAACTGGGATGTAAATGAAGGTGCTGCTTTTCCTGAGTGGAA